TTTCATTTTAGTTATAAATAAACTTAATTACTAAGTTTCCCTATCCAAACGATTATACCTTGTATTATGGGAATAGCATTTATTATCGTTGTTACTCCTATGATACCAAGTATCCATCTTATATTACTGTAAAAGGTAATCACCTTACCAAGTGTTTCCAACTTGCTTTCCTTATCTCCTCTCTCTTTATGATCCATATCCTCATACCACTCTAGTGCAGGTAGACTCCTTTCTACAAGTTTCATATCGGTATTGTGTCTAGCATACAAATAAGCAAAGTTGTTTCTACCCTTTATGGTATCGTCATCATTAACTCCCTCTTCTCCAAGTAACAATCTCTCAAGTCTTTTAAGTATCTCTGTGTTTTTAGCAATAGAACACTCTAATTGGTCTATTTTCTTAGTAAGTTTCTTTTCTACTATAGCATCTTCTTTCCTTGCGATTTCTTTTACTTTACTTTCTGTTATTACTGGTTGCATGTTGGCATTCTAATCTCATCTTCAAATAAATTACTTTTTCTTTTTAGTTACCTTCTTCTTTTTTAGATCCTTTTCTATCTTATCTCTTTTAGCCACCTCTTTTTTAGGTCTAGGGCTTTTTATAAAAGTTTCTCTAGTAATTACAACTTTCTGTCCCTTTCTTATTCTTATCCCTTGTTTTGTTAATACTCTTTTTGGCATATTATTTATAACTTAATTTAAGATATCTTTATTATATAAAACAATCCTATGTAAGGAGGTCTGTTTTCTAAGGTACTTGACCCTGCACTGTTTGTACTAGGCGATGTAGACCCTGTATTTGTCGCTCCTGCGTAGTTAGTCGTTGGTGCTTGATAGTCCGTATATCCTGCGTTAGCAGAGCTTGAAGAACCAGATACAACTAATCCATGACTCTGTCCAGTTGAACTACTAGAACTGTTGTATAAGTTAATTAAAGTGTCAGAAGTCCAACCATCACTTGAAGCAAAATTGGCATAGGAGCTATAAGTAGAATTCCTATACCACTGAGCTCTGTATGAACCAGCCCCGTGCGAGTGAGCACCAGTATAATGCCTGTGAGAATTAACCGTATGATAGTGGGTAGATATTGAGTGTGAATGAGAATTGACCGTATGACTATGAGCACTGTTTACCGTATTAGAACCACCCTGTGCATTCCTTGAGTAAGAACTACCTGCTCCGACTACAAATCTGTCTCTCATATCAGGAACATTAAATGTAGTTGAACCGTCCCCAGAACCAAACGTAGTACCAAGTAAAGTAAACAAATCAGAGTAAGTAGTCCTATCAATAGCACCACCATCGCATAAATCCCAACCATCAGGAACGTCTGTATCAGCACCAGCCCACATAGTAACCGAACCTAATGGCACGGCACTATTGAAAACTTCCTGAGTGTCTGCCCTTAAATCATTATATTGAGCAGCAAGAACCTCGTCTCCTGCACTTACATCACTTGATTGCCATGTCATAATTTTATCTACTTAATTTATTCTATACTTAAATCCCAGTCAATCGTTAGGGTTTCACTTGTGGTCTTTTCCTTATCAATCGCTGCTCTTGCAAATAATACCCCACTATCTGCTGTTACTGTTGCATCATCTCCAAACAATCCTATCTCCTTCAAAGTTCCGTTCGCTTCAGAAGTATTAAAGAATATTCTGAAACTGGCAGTGTCCCCTAAAGCACTTCTAACACTAATTTGTTTTCTTGCCAATTCGGTTTGTAAATCTGTGTCAGTCGCATTAGGGGCATCAGTACCAGTCCCAACTGCGATATAAGTAACCTGTCCCCTAGTAGCACCTACCAACCTACTCGCTAAAGATTCCATACCTGCATTACAAGATACATTATGAGTTTCTATCACCCCCATCTTTCCTGTTTCTACATTCTCACTAATTATTTTAACATTGGTTCTTATTTTCATTGTATATATTATATCAAATTAGACCTCGTCCCACTCGGCAATATCCCAATCAGCATCACTATCATACTTAAATGCCCCTTCGTGAGTAGTTAGCACAGGAGTGTCTGCGACTAAACTAAATGACTCTGCTGTAATGGAAGTAATTTCATCTACTACCTCGTCTGAAGATATACTAAGTGTATTCTTATTGTCTTCCAGTATCCTTATTAAGAACCCTATAATTCCCAACATTTCTGTGGAAACTATCTGTATGTCATAAGTAAAACTTCCACCTCCGAACGACTTTGCCCTCACACTCTTTACCATAAACCTTTCATCAATATCTAGGTCAGGAAGGTCAACCTTTAGGAACTGCCCTGCTTTGAATCCTGCTGTGTGGGTCTCAAAATGACCACTTGTTATTGATTCTGCGTAATCAGTTAGTTCAGCACTTGCCCTATCTCTTGCTTGTTCAATACTGGTTATTTTGTTGTCAAAGATAATGTATTCTAATTGTCCGTACTTCTCTATGGAAGTAGAGTCTTCAACTGCGACTAATACAGGGACATCATACTTGTAACTAATTGATAAAACCGTATCAACAGTAGGGGCATTATCTTTCTCAATATACTTTTCCTGATAATTCAAAAGGTAATCATAATCAGTATATGTGTCTATGTTCTTTATTCCTACCGTCTTGGAAGTAACCCCCTCAAGAATACTAATATCATGTGGTTTCTCTGGCAAATAAAACACCGTTTGTTCACCATCAGCTACCTGTTTAATCGTAACTTCATCTGAAAGATATGTACCACCTCTCACATAAACACGATTTCTTAACGCAGAATTGTCTAATCCAATCGTAAAGTTTTTATACAAAGCACTCCCATTAACTATTCCCTCTATATAAAATCCCCTATTAGAGCTACTCACAAGAGTTCCGTCAATCCACAAACCCCTTTCTGAATAGGTATCTTCAACCCCTCTTGTATATAATCCTCTTTCAGAGTTTAATACTCCACCTCCTGATATATATAAATCCCTTTCACTACTTGTCGTTGCAATACCTTGAATATATAAATCTCTTTCACTATTGCTAACTGAAGAACCTTGTAGATACAACTTTCTTTCATCAGATATTCCAATCCATTGATAAGTAATATCGTCAAATCTTGATGTACCTGCATTGTCTTCATCCCAAGTCCATACGTGAAGTCTACAGTCAGCAACATCAACATCAAACGATGTATTTGCAATCTCAACCCAATTCTCAGCATCAGTAGATGCTTCAAAGTATGCTGTCTTATTTTGAACCCTAATCCTAAAGTACGAATATCCAGTATTGACAATGAAATCTACAGTATCCCAACCTGAACCTGTATTTGCCCCAGATGTTACATATTCACTATTAACACCTACATTTAACGAATGAACATCTGGATATGTATTATCTTCAAATATTAACTCCAAATTAGCAAATCCACTATCTAAACTAATATCAGTAATTTTTGTATAAATAGCTCCACTTACTCCAAAATCAACATTGGTATCCTTATATGCACCAATATCACATCTACCACTAGATCCTGTATTCTCTTGTAAATAGCCATTGACGGAGTAAGAATTACCACTACCAACAGTCCAAGTACTCCACCCTGAAGGAAGTGTTACTCCTGTGAAATCTTCAATAACTGTTTTCCTTATTAAATTCTCAGTAGTGTCATTTATGTATAAACCCCTCTCACTATTAGTATCTACAGATGCCATATCTCTTCTATATTATATTAAATGGTGCATGGTCTCTAAACTTTGTACCATAATGAATATCTTTGTCATAATCAATATACCAAGCCCTACCTGTCATCTTACAGATTTTACTAAAACACTCTGATGGTGGCATATAACTGAAAGTCATATTTGATATTGAAATACCTTCTGTAACATTGTCATAAGTAATCCCAGTACCACCACAGTAGTTATCAACAATATCAACGATTATTTCCTTATCGGTCTTATCTTCGTACCCTTCTACTACTAAGTTTCTATCTAAATCTCTAGTGTAATCAACACAATCTATTCTCCACTCAATAAGAGAACCCCTCTTAATTGGGTTTAGTTTTAATATCCTCCCTCCAAACAACTTTACATCATCACCATCTGTAATAACCACCTCCTGATCGCACTCTGGTAATACCCCTGAATCCCTAATAACCATCGTAAAACTCATTACAGAGGCGTCTGAACCCATTTCATCCGTAATCTCTATAGCCCTATTAGAAACATTTAGGGTTCTGTCTGTACCGTCTATTGTTAACGAATAACTAGCCATAACTTCTCCTGTTAGTTCTTAATTTACCAATAATAGCGTCTCCTATTTGTTCTGCATACTCCTGAGCCACTTCTGGTGAGCTTATGTTAGCACCTGACATATTGATACTTAAATTCATAGCACCCGTACCACCAGACATTCCTGTATAATTCTCTGTTAAAACTCTACCTATAGGGGCAAGTTCTATACTTCCTAATTTGTTGATTTCTTTCTCTGCTTTCTTAATCCCAAATTTCAACCTGTCAATTACAGACGGACTGTGCCTCTTAGTTAAATCTAATGCGTCTTGGATCTTGTTTTTTATCTTATCAAATAATCCTGTTATATAATGCCAAAATGCCTCAAACGGATACTTCATTGCTTTCAGTATGCCTTGCTTAAAACTATCTGCTTTAAATATTGCCTTTATCTTATCCACGTGCCATTGTATCTTCTCCTTAATCTCCTTAAAATTCTCAACTGTTTTGTTTCTTAATTCTCCACTCCACTCAATCACTTTAGCCAGAACAGTCATAAGCCCACTTAACGCAGCTATAATTCCTAATACAGCTCCAAGTAAAACTCCACCAATGACTATGGCTACAATTTTAAGAATTTTCTTAAAATCCTCCATTTCCATACCCGACTCTTCCATAGCAATTTTTATACTCTCTTTTAACTTTTCCCAAGCAGGTATTATTGTTACTTCTATAAAATCAACTATCATATCAAAGATAGGTTGCCCGTACTCTTCCCATTTATCTTTAATGACTAACCATGTCTTTTGAATCCACTCCCATATTTTAATTATCGCAGGTACAAACTTGTCTTGAATAAAAGCACTTACATCAGTAAAATCCACACCAAGAGATTTTAGTATCAACCCAAGAGCAACTCCCGCAGCAATAAAAGGTAATAATGGTGCGAATGCAGTCCATAATGCACCCCCCATTGCAACTATCGCAGGAAGTGCAGCACCTAATATTAAAGCAACTATAACTGGAAACCACTCATTAAGTTTAGCAAATACTGCTTCAACTTTTTCTGGTGTAACCTGTTTCATAAACTCCGTAACCTTATCTATCAGTAGACCAAAAGTAGGTAGAAAAACATTTCCAATAGTATTTTCTGCTTCTTCAAAATATCTCTTTAGTGAACCCATTTTCTTACCTGCTGTTTCCATCGCCATATCATACGAACCTGCTACCTTTTTACCTTCCTCCATTATTATATTAACCATTGCCTGTTTCTTCTCCACCTGTGTCAATTCATCACCACTTTTCCCAAGAGTTTCTGCATAAGTATCAAACAATTCTCCCTGATTCATTACAATACCTGCCTGTCTAAGCAACATAGGGTTCATAGTAGCAATTGCGTCTGTCAACCTCCCTGTCATTGCACTAGAATCCTCTCCTGCCACAACTGCTAAGTCCTGTGCAACACGAGCAATTTTACTGGCATCTGCTACATCTAACTGAGATTGCATAAATCTTGTTAGGATATTCCTCGACTCTTGAGTAGTAATACCTTGCTTTTTCAATATTTCCTCTTGCTCTTTTAACACCTTTGTAGAAACTCCTGTTGATTTAGCAACTGCCTCCATAGCAATACCCATTGTTTCTGTTCTTGCCGCAGTTAGGGTTGCCTTCCCAATATAAACACCAATAGCAGTACCCAAAGCAGTCATAGTACCTAGGAACATTTTAGATCCTCTCTCTGCATCTTTGAACGCTGTTGTTAGTGATTTCCCTGTTTTTTTACCTGTGTTCTGAATCCCGTCAAGAGTACTTTTGGCTTTATCCATTTTCGCCTCAAAATCTTTAATATCAGCCACAAGTGTTGCTGTTATATCACCTAGACTTGCCATTTTTTACTTTTATAAACTTAGATTTATCATTCAATTTGTTCTTTAAATCATCAATTCCTACTCTATCTATACCGTTTTTATAAGGTTCTGTATCTTCCCTTAACTCCCTAAATAACGTGTTAGGGTCTTTTGAGAAAGGATTATGAATTATTGCTAATGATAAGAGTGCCTCTCTTTTCTTTCGTTTCTCTATAACATTTAGAAAACCTAATAAATCTCCCAAGTGTAAATAATCTAATATGTAGTCAAGAGTCCAACTATATTCCGAAGAAAGTACATCAATGATACTATAAAGCCAACCTTTCTCTACTTGGCTGTCTTGAATATCTTGCTGATTTCCCCGAACTCTTTTTTTACTAACTCTATATCATTAACTTCTAAAAGAACTTTGAACAACCTAATTGCTTCTGCTAACTCTAATTCCTCTACTTCCTTTTTAGGTATTTTACTTAACCTTGATAAAATAGTGAATATCTCATCACTTGAACTTGTTAATAGTTTTACAAATATCCTAACATTACTTGAACTATCAGAACCATCAACATCTATATCTTTAATTTTATCTGGTATAGTGTCAAAAACCTCTAATACAGCCAATAATTCCCTTAAAGGGACTGACTGTATTTCAACTTCTTTACCACTTAACTTAACCTTTTGTTTTTTCATACTTAGCGACTCTTTAAGAGTTCTCTGCTAAAATTAAATCCTTAACTGGTGCTATCACCCACGAAACCGAGATATCCTCCATCACTTTGACTCTCGTCTAATAGGGCTGTGAATTCTACTTCTATTACTCTCTCACCATCATTAGCGTAAGGTAATTCAATACTATTGCTTACTACTGCTTTGTAAAATACCACATCATCATCTAAGTTGTCTGAAGCGTTCTCAACAGGGTGTAGTACCAACTGCTGTGCTTCATCTAACAGCGAGTCTCCTACTGAAGAACCTATTGTTAGTTTACTACCACTCGTAGTACCCTCTGGTATTGCTATTTGTAGATTAGCTAAGGTTGCCTCTGCTAATGGTACTGTAGCTATTAGCTTCTCTCCCAGTAACCTTTTATCCACTACGGTCTCCCCATAAGCGTCTACCGTAACATCATGGTAGGTTGGCTCGTATGATACTGTAACACCACCTTTAGTATGACCTAAGTCAGTACTATTGAAGGATACAGAACATACTCCTAATTTTACATTGGCTATATCGCTGCTCATAAATATATAAATTAAAACTTAATTACTTCTTTTTTCCCAGAGGACTCTTGAAACGAATAGTTACAATCTCCTTACATCTAGGACATTTTATCCTAATCCTTCCGTTGTAAACATACTCCTCTAGTAGTAAAGCTCTACATTTTGGACACCTCAACTCTCTGTATACTTCACCATCATATTTTATCATATTTAGCGACCCCTTATTTTACAACTAAAGTTCGCACTATATTCTATCCTTTCTTTATCGTCTCTACCCAGAGTGTTAATTTCCCCGTTTAAGAGAATAGAATAATAATGATTACCGTCTGTAACTAAGACCTCGTTGTACTTCTGGTGTAGATCGTCCACCATACCCTTTAACTTGTCGTAAACTACACTAGCACTTTCTCCTCTAACTAAAATCTCAAAACTAGGACTTCCTATAGGTAAATCTATGTCAGGTACTGAACCCCCAGTAGTAAATATAGCTATCACGTTTGAACTTACATCAGGAAGCATATCAACAAACAAATCTGTACCCAAAGTACCATGACCTTCATCTTCTAAATACTGTGCTATTTCTAATGCTACTTGATTCATTTCATAACCTGTTTTAATTTATTAAGAAAATGACCTTGCCAATTTCCCATGTTCTGCTCAATCGGTTGCTCTAAATACTTTGCTTTCCTACCATTTTGAAAATGATATTCAGGGTGTTCGTGTAATCTCGCTGCGTAATCTGTGTAATATCCCATACTAAAACCTATTTCTCCTTTTAACGGCTCTGTCCTCCAACTGTCTCTAAGCGTTCCTACATCCAAAGGAACTTGTCGCTCCGATTCGTTTCCTATTACTATTACCGCCTCCTCACTGGCTTCCCACAGTCCTGTAACTGCTTTCTTTACCAGTTCTTTGGCTCTTTTAGGAATATCGTGTTCCCACTCTATATTAACCTTCGCCATACCGTTTGCAAATCAATTTAATATCCCTCGTATGCCCTACTTCATTCTTTGGCTTCGCTACTGCTAATACTAAATAATCTATATCGTTATACCCCAATTTCTGTCCTATTTCTGCGTCTTCATCTATTGGCAAATGAACTATTAAATCGCTCATAACTCTGTTTCCTCTAGGGTCTAATACTTCCGAGGATTTTTCTATAACACGGGCTTTAATAGTTGATCCACTTTCCCATGTTTTTTCTCCATAGTCGTTTCTAGCTTCCGAGTCATAAATTGTTACTGCATCGTTATATACCATTGTATTAAACTATATTTTATCTACCATAATTTTATACTATCAATTTACCCCTTCTATTAACTAACCCTCTTAAATACTCCCGAGCTTTAGGTGCTATTTCTCTTCTAGTACCTTTAACAGTTTCATAATCGTAACCGTCTATATTCTCTGAGGTCTTATCAACTCCACTAATAAAGAAGTCGTCCCCCATTTCTATCATATACTGAACTTGTGCTAATGTTGCCTTTTTAACTTGCTCAGGAATATACTTGTAATAAACATTGTCTATTAACTTGTAATCTATACCTCTAGGAAACTTTGCTAATTGATATATTCTATACACCGAAGTTGTGTCTATAGCACTTGTAAAAGCACTCTGTACTGTTAGCACACCCTCTGTATTATTGCTAATTATCACTTTGGATTCTCCTGAATTAGTACCACTTATAATCTCTAAAAGACAATAACTAAGTATGTTCTCCGTTACCGAATTAACCTGAGAACCTGAACGTGTATCTTCTAAGGTAGTTGTAGTCCCTCCTGTAGCGACACCAGACCTTTCGTACTTCATAAAAGCATTTTGAAAACCTATGTACTTGTCAATTATTTCTTCTGCTAATTCTATTCGCTCTATTGCTTCACTTTCATCGGTTATCGCAATATCACAATAATCTTCAACCTCAGATTTCGTTGCGTAACCTCTTTTTGTTTCTATCATATTTACTTTGAATTAAATTAACATTTAGGTTTTCGTGTCTTAACCTTGTAGGATTTTTCTTCTATATTATACCATTTTGAGCTATTATCCTGTTGCCACAAAGAACCCTCCTTATCATACCAATCCTTTGTATCTTTAGTTTTCCAATCTTCCTTAGTGTCTGAATACCACGGACAACCCAGTCCAATAATATACAACCCTCTCTCACTACCCATATTCGCATCTATATATATACCTCTTTCCGAATAGGTATCAATATACCCCCAGATATATAAGTTCCTGTTAGAATCGCTTGTAGCGACCCCAGAGGCATATATCTCCCTCTCCTCGTAATCAGTTAAGCAACCCTCAATCCAGAGTCCAATTTCGGAAGTATCACTAGACCCTGCTCCTATGTAAATAGTTCTTTCTGAACTACTTGTACCAATTCCAGAGATATATAGTGTCCTTACACTCGAACCTCCCAGTCCTCCTATTATGTAAAATCCTCTCTCAGAATAAGAACTACTAGAACCCTGTATATACAATATCCTTTCAGAACTGTTTTCGATGTCAATTCCCTCTAGGTAAATGGCTCTTTCACTTATTACAGATTCACCCTCAAGATATAATGCTCTCTCGCTATTAGAACTGGATTGTCCGTATACCCATAATGCCCTCTCTGAACCATCATCAGTAGTCCCCCAAATGTAAATGCTTCTCTCTGAACCTCCTGCTAACTTACCCTGAATATAAAGAGTCCTCTCCGATTGAACTCCATACCTCCCTTCTCCATATTTGATTGTTCCAAACTTAGCCACACTTTTTAGTTTCTCTTAAATTATAAACCTTGCTTTTGTTCTTTCAAGCCAGTAGTTACTCATAATATCATTATTCTTTATCTTGCTCTTTAGGTAATTCTGCTACCTGCATTTGTATGACCAAACTGTATGTGTTGTCGTCACGCATCTTATACGCTGGAACTGCTAACAGTTGATAGCCATACTCTTGTACTAGCTCATTATATTTAGAAATAAACTCTTGAGTTTTATTTTCAACTGGCTCTACAGTTGTTTGTTGTTTAGTCTGCATTGTAATGCCCTACTAAAATTATATATCGCTAACTGCATCTGCAAAGAATGCTAATGATTCATCCCTAGACTCTCCTTCTTCGGAGACTTCTTTACTAGCTTCTGCTATCGCTTTTTCCTTTAACGCTTCGTAAGCTGTCTTCTTAACTTTGTCTTTAATTTTAGTATCGTCCTTCAATATTTTATCATTGAACTCACTACCCAAATCTATTTGAAACTGGTCTATGACTGCTGTAAGGTCTGCTAACCTTGTTTCTCTATCCTTATATAGACCGAATGTAGCAACTGCGTCTGCTCTGTCTGCATTACAATCAATCTGTAAAATTCGCCAATACTCACACTCAGACCCTTTTCTTTGTGTTTTCTTTATAATTGCCATAATACTCTAAACTAAATTTAACTAAACTCATAACTCTATTATACCTTAAGCACTACTGAGAGCCTCCCACCCAGTTGCACCTCCAACCATCAACTTATTTAATGTTAGGTCAAAATACAATCCACCTTTAACATAAGCTGGAGCAGAGGCAGTTGCTGCCTGTAAGGGAAAGAATACACCAGTACCAGAAACTTTTACTAAAACTGTAGCACTTGAGTTTTGAATTTCTACAAGGTTAGCTGTCTGGGTAGCGTTACCTTTGACAATGAGTTGTTGGGTATCTGCTGAACCTACTATATGAAGTTTAGCTGTTGGAGCTGTTATCTCGATGCCGACGTTGCCTGTAAAGTTCCAATCTGTTCCATCATTTTGTGCTTTTATTGCCCCAGTACCATTTGCCAGAATAATATTATTAGTCAAACCAGCAGCAAGTCCAGTAACATTTGCTCCTAAAATAGTATTACCTGAACCATAAGTTATACCTCTGCCTGTATTGTAACCAACCCCTGTATTAGAAGAACCAATGGTGTTGGAGTGAAGAGCAGCATATCCCTGAGCAGAGTTTCTGATACCTGTGGTGTTGGAGTAGAGAGCATACACTCCCTGAGCAGAGTTGTAGCTACCTGTGGTGTTGGAGTAGAGAGCATACATTCCCTGAGCAGAGTTTTGGCTACCTGTGGTGTTGGAGTGAAGAGCAGCATATCCCTGAGCAGAGTTGTAGCTACCTGTGGTGTTGGAGTAGAGAGCATACATTCCCTGAGCAGAGTTGTAGCTACCTGTGGTGTTGTAGCGGAGAGCAGCATATCCCTGAGCAGAGTTGTAGCTACCTGTGGTGTTGGAGTGAAGAGCAGCATATCCCTGAGCAGAGTTTCTGCTACCTGTGGTGTTGGAGTAGAGAGCCTGATAGCCAACTGCGGTATTATAATCGGCAGCGTCAGTTTTACCTGTAGAATTATTAGCCGAGCCAGCTTGATAACCAATCCAAGTATTGTATTGCCCTAAATCATACTTACCAGCTTGGTAACCAATTTGAGTTCGCCAGTCAGCATTGGTAAAAGAGATTAAATCATTAACTTGAAGTAAATTATTAGGGGAGGTGGTGCCGATGCCGACGTTGCCACTTGTTGGCTGTAAAATCACATAACTTGTTGTCTTTGTGGCGTGGGTTGTACTTTGAATGGTTATATCGTCATTAGCTAATATTCCGCCATTTATGGTTGGGGTGTGGAGAACGGGAAAAGTAAAAGTACCTACTGTGGTTTGTGGGGTGGTTTGGTCTATATTCAATTTGGCTGTATCTAAACCACTATAATTACTATTTGTGGCATTATCTCCTGTATTTGTTCCCGATAAGTTAGCGAAAGTTACTGTATCATCTGTATCTAAACCTAAACTATCCCTAGTTGGTATAGTAGGTGTATTAGTTAAATCATCGTAATCTTTGTCCCAAGCCGTATATACTGGGTCTGTTTCGGAAAAATGATTTACTTTGTAATCCAAAGAGTCCGTGTCAACACTTCCATCAATACCAACTTTATCCTCTAAATTATTTACATGCTTAGCTAAAACGTCTGTTACATTGTCAACTGCTTCTGTTTTAGCTGTTGGAAAATCTGCCATTTCTAAAAATAAATAAACTTATCTAACCCTAAAATAGGGATAAAACAAAGGTAATCAATACCCAATACTAATATTTTATTGAAGTTTCTTTTTGTCATCTTTATGTTGAACATAATTTATCCAGCACTTGTTAATATCAAACTCGTCCACAATCAACTGGACTGTATAGTCCTTGTAAATCGCTTCTGCGTATGTATAACAAGCGTGGTGTTCAACACTGGATTTACCAATAGCAGCATCGGCAGAAAACTTCCTAAAGCAATTATACTCTAGTGGGATTTCCCCTCCGAATCGCCCCATCGCTGGTAAATTAAAATGCCTATCACCTATCCAAATCCCAAACGACTTAATCTCAAGATCATTCTCCTTAATATAACTCTGTAGTTTATGCCAAGGAGAAGTATCCTTTTTTTCTAACTTCCCTCTACCCTCTACTAGGGTCTCCCCATTAGAAAGCCCTGCAACAAATAATGCGTTTGGCTCTGGTAATGTCATTTGTAATCCTCCTTTACGAGTATTCTTAATTAAACTATTCTATTGATATGTGAATTGTACTCTAACCTTATTTGCACTCTTTACTCCCACACTTGAAGGACTTGCACTTAATGCTACATAAAAATAATGGTCTGTTGCAGGTGTGTCGCTGTCTGCTATTGTCAAAGCTGCTGCACTACCGTCTGCATTAGTCCAAGCTGCGTCCCCTGATTCTGCTAAATAAACATCCATTCCTGTAGGTGCGTTAGTAGTAGTAGTACCGTCGTAAGCATACATTGTAATATCTGTTACTGTTATCTCTACAGCTTCCGATATTGTTATCTTCAAAGTACACTCCCCGTCTGTAATACTTGCTAAGGACTCTGTACCGTCTCCCCAGTCTCCTGTACCACTAGCAACATACTTTACGTTGTTAGGTGTATTCCCATCAGAATCGTCTGTTCCACCTGATGCCCTTACGTGTGTACCGTCATTGTAAGACGCCACAGTAATGGGATTGTCAAATGTACCATCAGAGAACTGAATCAAATCAGTTGCTTCTATGGTTGTTGGTGTTGTTCCTTGCAACGCCCAAGTTTGTGTTAATGCCATTTTATATTATTTATTAATTTATTTACTATCTATTATACCATTTTTCAATCTAACCTATCTTCAACCATTTTCCCTATCATCTTCTCAAAAGACGTTCTAGGTTGCCATTTTAATCTGTTTCTTATCTTTCTATTGTCTGCTAATAAAGTTTCTACATCATTAGGTCGGTAAAACTCTTCGCTTATTTCTACTAAGACCTTGCCTGTTTCCTTGTCTACTCCTTTTATATCTACTCCTTTCCCCTTCCATTTGATATCTATTCCTACACACTTAAACGCAGTTTTAACCAAGTCTTTCACAGAATATTGCTTACCTGTCCCCACAACATAAGTGTCTGGCTTGTCTAATTGCATCATTATCCACATGGCTTCCACATAATCCCCTGCGTATCCCCAATCCCTTTTAGCATTGATATTCCCTAACTTCAAAGTATCCTTTACCTTACCATTCTTATAATCAGCTACATAATTAGTAATCTTTTTCGTAACAAACTCGTTACCTCTTAATTCTCCTTCGTGATTGAAAAGTATTCCACAACACCCGTGGAAGTCGTAACTATCTCTATACATTTCCACAAAGTTATGAGCCATTAGTTTAGCTATTCCATAAGGACTACTAGGATTAAACGGTGTCCATTCGCTCTGTGGTGTTTCTCTTACCTTGCCAAACATCTCACTCGTACTAGCTTGATAAAACCTAGATTGAGGACTAAATTGATGAATAATATCTACTAACTCACATACTGCTAGTCCATTACATTTAAGAGAATAAAACGGCTGTCTAAAAGAAGTCCCCACAAACGATTGAGCCGCTAAATTATAAATCTCGTCAAATTGACCTTCCCTAATTACTTCTACCATATTGTGATAATCAAGTAGATCAAAATCTACAAACTTTATCCTATCCTTGATTCCCAGTTTTTCTAACCTCCAATAACTTCTCTCTGCACTTCTTCTAACCCCACCGACCACTTCATAGCCCTTTTCTAATAATAACTTAGACAAATGAGCAGAATCTTGTCCAGTACAGCCCGTAATAAATGCTTTCTTCATTTTCGGTCTATTTTAATTTTAGATAATACCTGAATGTTCTCTCCTAAATATTCAGTCTCATAATCCCCTTTTAATATAAACTCTCCAACTGCTTTGGCTATCTCTGGCTTATTCACATCGTGAAGTATAATCCACTTAGCACCCGTTTGAGAAAACTTCTCTAAATCGTGCTTGACCATATTGTAAGTATGAACGCCGTCTATAAATATTAACTCATATCCTAGTGGTGGTAGAAACACCTTTTCTGATGTAGTAGGTAAAATAATTGTCCTGTCCCCTAACTCCATTGCCTTTATGTTCACAAGTAAGTTAGTAGTAACAAACGGCTCTACCATAGCACAATACACGCTATCGTTTGCTAGTAACATTGATATTCCCGATTGTCCCTCTGCACTGCCAATTTCTAAAATATGCCCGCTTATTTTTTCAGCATACTTACAAAGGATTTCGTTGTCTTCTTTTTCGTGCCAATTTCTACTCCAACTTAAACTAGGAAGCAACTCACTCCATATTCCCTGATGTTTGTATTTCATTTTCTATTATGTTCCAAAAATTAGATTGAGATTGAACCTTCTTTTGAATTAAATTATAATCGCTATAATCCCAATCCCAAGATATAGCACCTACGTTATTATTGAGTAATAAATTACACCCACATAAATACGCTTCTACAACTGTTCTTCCAAACGGCTCTTTCAATGTCGGTCTATGGTAAAAATACTCACACTTCTGGTAATACTCTACTAACTTTTCTTGTTCCATTCCTTCTAGGTATTGTATGTTATCAATTTTTTTAACATCTTCTACCATAGCACCCCAACCTATAACATAAAACTTCAAGTGTTTATTCTCTAAAGCGTATTCTATCAGTCCTTCAATACCCTTTTCTTTACAAATATTCCCTGTATAAATTACGGTATTATCTTCTTTCTCTTTTCCTAGTGTAAATCTTTTTGTATCTATTGGAGAAGGCACTAAACTTGAGTTTTTAATTTTGTATCCTATTTGCTTTTCTATGCTTTCTTTATGAAAAGGACTTAAAAATATCGTGTGTTTGACCTCTTTATATAATTCTGGGTAATTTTCTGCTACCCAGTGGTCATGTTCATACCTAATTACCCTCCCTGTGGCTACCAGTCCCTCTATCTGCTCTTTTGTATACTTAGTTACGTTGTTAATCACAATGACATCATAGCTACCCTTAGAATCGGGCAGAGAGCCCCCACTTACCACCCGAATAGAATGACCTCTTTTCCTTCCTGCTTTTATCATTACACTATTAGTCTGTTGTGCACCCCCCTTATTATCTTTTAATAAAAAGTCTGCGATCCAAAGTACCTTCATTTCATTACCTCTAATATTTTATGTTCCACACTATCCACTATTGCCTTAGGGCTTCTTTCTTGAGCTATTATATTTCTAGCACTTAAATCGTAATTATGAGGTAACGTCTTTACTAATTCTCTTATGGCTTCAACATCGTTTGGCTTAACAAAATGTACTCTATCCCCAAACTTTTCTAAATCCCTTTGTCCACCTACCTTAGTAGTTATTACTTGTAGTCCCATACACAACGCTTCTAATACTAATGTTGATATGCCCTCTGTATCCCCGTCTCCTGCCACTCTTGAGGGTGCTACTAATAACCACGACTTCTGAAACAAATCAAACACACCCTCTCTATCCACCCAACCTAGAAACTTCGCCCTGTTAGATATGGCTTTTAATTTAGGAGCTAATTCCCCGTCCCCAAATACCATTATGTCGGGTACTGCTTTAATTGCTGTGTCTAAACCTTTCTTTTCTACAAACCTACCTCCACATATAACTTGACCACCCATAGTTCTTGTCCTTTTCAATCTATCAACGTCCACACTAGCACCCCAGAATACCAACTTATCTTCAGGAACTCCCCATTCCATGAACTTCTCTTTATGATAGCTCGTTATATATCCTACAAACTTACAATTAGGGTCTTTTGTTACTTCTCTGAACTTCTTACCCTTATCAGTCCAAATATCCCAAGCGTGTGCAACGAATCCAAACGGCTTGTTAAACTTCGCAGCTTTAAGTGCTATATGAGCAAAATGAGATAGAATGAAATCACAATCACTTATATCTACATAAGGATATTGAAGTCGGTGTACTTTAACATCGTAACCTCTAATAATAAACTCTTCTATTTCAAGTGGTATCCACGTTTCACTAGGTAGTGGATAATCGTACAAAACATATCCTATTTTCATTTGAGCAGGTTTCTTAAATTATCTACTAAATTATCAAACTTAAACTCTTTCTTTCTAGCAATAAACTTGTTTACCTTCATTGCTTTCTCCAATTTCTTTGCTAGATCCAAATCATCGTCCCTATTGGCTATATGTATATGCTTATCAGTACCTGCGACTTCCCTCAATGCCCCTGAATCAATAATGACACACTCAAGCCCCATATACCTTCCTTCTGCTAACCACATACCGTACCCTTCGTAAGGACTAGGACAAAACATTACTTTTGCTTTAGAATACATTTCATACTTCTCTGAATCTGGTCTGTCATAATGAGCTACGACTCTATCCCCTAATCCATACCTAGATACCCATTCATTCAATTGAGAACTCATTGAACTTGTGAAAATATGAAACTTCCAATCGTCTGGTGCTAATGAAAACACCTTTAACGCTTGTTCAAATCCTTTGTCTCTCTCTCCTGTAGTAGCTGAAGCAATAACTATGTTTTCTCTTTTACTTTTATACTTATCCGCTATTTTATCGTTCACACAAGGTTGCAAAACACTACCCTCTTTTTCGTAATAGTCCCGACACAAATCCTGAGCAAACTTAGTTAAAAATACTGGCTTTATACTCTCTCCCATAGCTATTAAATTATCCACTTCAAAATACCCTTGCTTTTCGCCCTCTAATCTATCAGCATCGTACTTCTCCACCATAGGAATAGGGTCAAACATAAAACAATACGCTGGCTTGCCTGTTCTTATACCGTTTCTAGCACACGCTACATTGCCTTCTACTACAGCCCCCATATAAATATCTGCGTCAACTTCCAATTCTAACAACTCTTCTACAGACATAATTTCTGTTTTGTAATCTCTATTCCATTTCAAATCGTCTTCCCAAGGTGGTCGCATATTAGTATACATAGTAACATCATAATTTAGTTCACATAACGCCTGAATTATCTGATACACAAATATCCTCCCCCCTGAATACATATCTCTGTTCTTTAAGAAGAAAGCTACCGATTTTCTATTCTTTTTAGGATTCATAACAACACTCCTCGCTTCTGGTCTTCTAACTCCTAATTTCCTTAATTCATTAGCTAGTTTTATACCCGTCTTTTGTATAGTGTAATTATCCTTGACCCATTTAGAACCCTCGTATCCCATTTGCCACACCTTGTTTCTATTCTCATACGCCCATCGCATTTTCTTTTTTAGATCTTCTTTACTTGGCTCAATCATTTCGCCGACTACTTTAATATCAAAGTTTTCATAAATAGCGGGTCTTAGTCCTTCTATTTCTAATTCTATGAAATATTCGTCATTAAAATACTCACTCATACCACTACCGTTTGGAATAATAGAAGCAGTACCACACGCCAACGCTTCCAAAGGAGGCAGTCCGAACCCCTCCCCCCTACTAGGGAATACAAAACAATCGGTCTCCCACAACAATTCTCTTAACTCCCTTTGGTCTACTTTTTCTAAAATTACTTCTACGTTTGGATACTGGCTTCTTAAAATAGGAAACGGTAATTTCCTTTGGACACTTTTAAGAATTAGTTTTACATCTTCCTGCTTACCAAACTCCTCAACAAACGCACCAAACACAATGTCCCAACCTTTTCTCTGGTCAAACGCATTGTACATAGTGAAAGTAAACACCCCGTCATTCTTTTTCTCTTGATAATAAAAATTGTCAGGATTATATCCCAACGCAATAACCTCACTAGAAACTCCTCTACTAGCAAACGCATCTTGACAAAACTTACTGGGTACAAATATCTTGTCCGCCATTTCTAAATAAGGTTTCCAAGCAGGATCTATTTTTGTAGATTCAAACATAGAATATAAAACTTTCTTTTCTGTCTGTAAGCTCTCTAACGGGTGTGGGTACGAATACACCACTCCAACCTCTTGTCCTGAATAATCACTTGTTACACTAAGCCCAGTATCCTCTAAAGCCCTAATTAAAGGTGCAGTAGACTGCCCGTAACCGTGTGGATTGTCATTATTCTTTCTAAAAAAAATCCCACATCCTTCTTGTGTGGGTTCTACTCTTCTTCTTTCTCTGTAGTACGTTCTTTTTTCAGTTTTATTGGCGAACCGAAATCCTTCCTTAATTCTCTTTTCTATATGTCGTTGGTCATCTATTTCAACGACCCTCCCTCTGGGGTTCACTAATAATGCCATAATTTATACTACACATATTATCTATAAAACACAACAGGGGCGATTAAGCCCCCGTTATGCCTCTTAACATCTATAAACTATTAGGCATTTACATCAAATAAGAATCCATCTCTTACTGTCTGTATACCATATAGCATATCTAGTGTTACCTGTCTGCCTAGTGCATTAGCATCATAACTAGAAGTTAATCTCATTGAGATTCCACTTATAGGGTCTGTTACTACTGACTGGGTTACTCCTTCACCATTTCCATCTGTTGGTAAACTTCTCATTACCAAAGCGATAGCATCTTTTGTATAGGCAAGGCAATGCTCTACTGCTGGAGAACCTGCGGAAGGAACTAATTGAGATTCAAATACATTAATCCCAAATATATCTCCGATTGCTCCCTCAACGAGAGGTGCTCTTGAACCATACTCATTTGCTTTAGTGAACTTGTCAACTCCTAGCAAGTCATTTACAACTGAAGGACTAGCATAAAAGTATTTAGGGTCCAACATAGGTGCTTTCGCATCAACGAATGCTTTCCTTATGAGTAACATTGAAGCTTCTATTGTCGCATCAGATGTATCATCAAAAGTAATATCATCTCCTGCGTTAGCATATTCTGCTACTATATCACCTTCTAGCTCTTCGGCTAATCCGATGACTGCATCCTTTATGTAAAGACCTCTAAGGTCCTGATTTGCTTGTGCTCTTGCTGGGTCCTCTACCATGAAAGTTACTTCCTTATGACTGTCAAGAACTACACTCACCTCATCATCAGCAGGTGCTTGTCTTGTAACATTCTCATTTGTAGTTTTATCATTTACTGATAAAGCTCCTGTCATAGGAATATGGATTGTATCTCCATACTTTGCTACGGCTGAATCTAAATCTCTACGAACTGTTTTTGCGAGATTAAGATTGCTTCTTAAAGCAGTAATTGCTTCATTTAGCCATATTTCAGGGATAAAAGAGTCGGCTTGAGTCGTGTTTATTGAACTATAATCTGTCATTTTCTTTTAACATTAAAATTATCTACTGTTATCTATTCTACCTTCTTTCCTCCAAGTTTCGATTTCATCTTTGTGTTCTGTATACCATTTATGGTCTTGCAGTTTAGCTCTAAGTTCTGACTTAGTCATTATGATATCTCCACTCTGAGAGTCGGTAGACGCATTTGCACTTCCCCCAATGTCTGAGCGGACATTAGATTGAGCATTTGCCAAATAAGGTTTATCAGAAATAAGATCCTGAACAACACTCTCTACATTAAGATAGTTTCCATCCTTACCAGTTTCAAGTTTGCTCTTATCAAGAAGTTTGACCACAGCGTCAGTGTCCACTACTTTGAGTTTTGACGCCACAGACATGACCTCGTTGTTAAGTTGCTTTTCCTGAAGGTTGGATGTAAGTCGTTCTATTTCCTTTTCCTTCTCCTCAAGAAGTTCTTCTAGCTTACCTTCCTCTTTCAACTTCTTCTGAAGCTCTTGGTCTTTATCTTTTTCTATCCTAGCCAATTCACTCTCTGCTTTCTTGGCTTTCTCGTTTAATTCTGTAAAACGAGGGTGCTTAAACACCTCAGACCATTGCTCCTCAGATAAATTAAATCCTTCCTCTTTAGAACTCTCGGTAGTTTTCTTCTCCGCAGAAGTGTCCTTAGATTTGGACTCTGTTTCCTGAGTTTCCCCAGAAGTCGCATTCTTGGATTGTTTCGCCATTTTAACTCCTTCCCATTGTGATTCGTTTTTACCGAGTTCGTACTCGCTCACAATAGATAATTAAATTAACTATTTAATATAACATAATTATAACATATTAAGCAAACTAGCATTTCTTACATTTAATTACTCATACTTTATTGCTTCACTACTAGGTAATGGTCTTGTACGGTGTCTACATCGAGGATGAAAAAGTCCATCGTCTTTTGCGTCCTGTACACTAGGAACGTTAGGATTGTCCCCACTAATACTTAGCACCTTCCCTTCCCATGCTAGACATATATCACACTTACAGCTTGAATAACTGGTAACATAAACTAGGTCTTGCCCTCTTTCTAAAACCTGATTAACCACCCCTTCGTTATATGCTTTCATAGAGTTCGTATCAATAAACATTTCTGCATACTTCTCAATATCCCATCTCCTTCCTGAAGAATCTAATATAAAGACTCTCTGTTCTTTTAATGCTTCTGTAACCCTATAAGCCATTTCCTTTCTAGTTGCAGAGCTAATCTTTCCCTCAGAAATAATGCTTTTTAATCTTTGCTCTGTTGCTTCTCCAAGAATTCTACTAGATGATTTGAATATTCCCGAAATCGCTTCATTGACCGATACCTTTGCTGTGTTTGCTATATTGTATATTACTTCCCTATGAGTATTGTTAAAAATCATAGAAGCCACACCTACAGCTGCTAAGCCCATTGCTGCTTCCATAGCACCCATTTTGTACATCTTATCTACAGTCTTATCTATGAACTGATCTGACTGTCTCTCTAACTTGTCTAACTCGTATGCTATCGCTTGTAAAATCTCCTCTCTTTCCGTTAAAGAATACGTGTCTCCTGAGAGTAATAACCTTACAATTTCATCCTGATGTACACCAAAAATCTTGGCATACTTTTTTGCCAATTTCTTTACATCACTATTCTTCATTATTTATACCCTTATCTTTTTTATTTACCTCCGCCTGATACTGATGAAAAAGGTTGTCAGAATTAAAATCGGCTCTATCGGCTTTATCTTCTTTAATCTCTTTAATACGTGCCATTGCTTGTTCATCATTAAAATCTTCTACAACTTTAATAGAACTCTTTTGTGAGGATAGTCCCGACTCAAGTTTAAGCATTTCGTTTTGTATTTCTTCTACCTTATCATCTACAACACCGTCAGCAAACATTACATTAGGAATAATAGGGTCGCCCTTGTACGTAATATCTCCTACTACGTTTCCTGCTTTAGCAAACATACTCGCTATTTCAATGGCTTTTTGTATACCCAATTCATAATACAACCCTTTTCTGTTCTTCTTGGCTAACGTTCTAAGCATTCTTAGTTTCAAAGCCCTACCACTCTCGGCTGATGTTTTACCTGAATCAAGTCCTACAACATCAGGAGACACTTCTCCTATAAGAAATATTGTTTTAATAATCTCGTCTATCTGTTGAAACGCCATATCTAAATTAGCATTCCATACAATATACTCTGGCTTATCTTCTCCCTCTCTAAACTCAAACATTTGTAATGCTTCCTTCCTTACATTCCCTTTCTCGTCTAACACTCCCTCTGGTACTGCTAGTATAGGGTCTGAGTGCTTGTCTAAAATATTGTCTATGCTAGTCATTCGGTTGTTAATAGCAAAAAACAAGGACTCTAAATCGTGATAGTCCGACATACCAAAATAATTATTATTCACTCTAAAGTTTGGAATATGAACTATTGGTATCTCCTCTATTCCTGTGTCTACCTTTTCTTCATACGTTGTACCCGCTAAAGCATTGTAATCTTTAACTGTTATTCTTTTAACTACTTCTTGTTCGTCCTTACCTTTCATTTCATAAATATTAGTTTCTATCACACCTTTAGTGTATGTTTCTTCTATCAAGTAAGTCGTTTGCTTTCCCTTGTCATTATTAAGATACTCCTTCCACACCAATTTCTTCTCGCTAGGATCGTCTCTAAAGTTTTTACCAATCGTAGGGAAGTACATAGCAGGATTGATATCTTCTATTTTAATCTGCTTGTCCTCAACTCTAATTCTAAGTACTGCGTCTCCTCTAGCAGAATTCATTAAAGAGGATTCGTATAACTGAGTATTCAAATTGTTCTCATAAACAAGTGCATCTATGAAGTCCTGCTCCTTAGTGTTGTTTTCACTAGACTCTATGATTGCCTTCTCACCAAATAAAACATCCGCCATGACCTTAGAAATTAAACCTGCAAAATTGCAAGTCATGTATCGCAGAGCTTTATACTTATCAGAAAATTTGTCTCCTATCTCACCCATGTACGCAGAATAATGATTACCTTCTAGTAGTCGCTCATAAGTACCGTATTGTCTTAATCGTCCTACAGAATCTTCGCTCGGAAATTTCTTTTTTAGCATAATTCTAAATTCTAAATTATCTTATATATTTTACCATATTACCGAAACGCTTGAGGTTTGCTTGTAAACACTCTTGGCTTTCCTCTACTTAAAGTCATCGTAGCTACATACCTCATTGAATCACAGAGATGATTATTAGCGTCTATAGGAACGTTAAGAGTCTTACCTGCTCTATCTTCAGCCCACTTATATTTTCGCAATTCGTTCTCTAAGTGTATGCTCCTTTTTGTAATATGCATTTTGTACTGTCTTAGAAAATCAATCCCGAACCTAATACTGTCTGTACCCTTTTGTGCGGGCTTTATGTTAAATCCTTTTCTTTTAATTACTTCTATGCTCTTTGGCTCACTACTGTCTGCGTATATAAACAAGTTCTTATCAGGAACTAGAAACTCCATCTTATTGGCTATGTCCTCATTTAAGAGTCCCGTTTCATATAATAACTCGTCCCAATACAGCTCATTATTCATAGTATAAAGTGAAACTAAAGCACTTGGATCGTTGGTGTAACCAAAATCAAGCCCGTATCCAATAAACTTTGCGTTTGACGGTATCTCTTCTACAACATCCCAGTTTTCAAATATAGCACCCTGTAATCTTGCCTTCTTACCTAACCCGTACACTTCCCACATATAATTATCGGCTGTTCCCTGCTCTATGTTCTCTAATGTCGGCTCATAACTCTTTATCTTGTTAATAATACTCAAAGGCAGAAAGGGATTATCCAACATAGTAGAATGAATCATACAGACATCGTCTCTTTTTTGTAGGTCAAACACCCAGTGAGAATCGTCGTAAGGATTGTAGTCTAATATCGCACCCTGCTTAGTTCTCATTTCCAACTGGTCAAAATGCTTCTTAGCAACTTCCATTGTTTCGTTAATCCAAAACCAGTCCTGCGTTCTTCCGTGTAATTTCTCCGCGTAGTCCAACCCAAAGAAAGCTATCTCAGTCCCATTGATGTTATACACCTGTTCAGCTCTGTTTACATTTATCTCTGGCGATATTTCTATCCCATACCTTTCAACCAAATCTCTAAAATCTAAAAGTAAAGTAGACTTGATCCAAGTCATCTTATCTCTAACAATCGTAATAGTAAGTTTCTCTCCTGCCTGAGCTTTAAGAATAAGGAATTGAAAGATACTCCAAGTTTTTGAGCTACGACTGCCGCCCTCATGACATATTACTTTATATCCTTGTTTCTCCCTCAGAAGTGTCTTTTTGAGAACTTGTGTCCCCACTATTTGCAGGGCTTTCTTCTGTTGTATCATCTTCTAATCCCCCTACAAACTTAACTTCTATAGTGTTTATCTTCTCCCCCTTACTGGTCATGTCTATTTCCTGAGGTGCTTTGCTTATATGTCTATCTAACCAATCCAAAGTGTACTTAGTACTCATTAAGTAGTTGGCTATCTTAACCTCCCTTAGAGTGTGCTTCTCTGGGTGTACCTTAACATCAGCTAATAGGTCTTTAATTTCTTTATAAGACATCTCCCCCTTAGACATAAACTCATCAAGTATCTTCTGTGCTTCTCTACGCCTCTCCCAACCCTTACTCTTTGCTTCTGGACTAGGTTGATTTTCCGAAGTAAACTGCTTATCTACAGGAGGATTACCCTTCCCGATTTTATTCCCGTTATTACTCATAACTTCTTTGCCTCCATATTAGTTAATTTCTCCCACCTATCAATGATTACTTGGCAATAGTGAGGGTCAAGTTCCATCATATAACACTTCCTGTTAGTTTGTTCACAAGCAATTAGTGTTGAACCCGAGCCACCGAATAAATCTACAACTAGATTACTTTCTTCACTATATTTTTCTATAAACCAAGAGGATAATTTTATTGGTTTCTGTGTCGGATGGTGTCTTTTATGGTCAAACTCTTGTTCTGTTCCCAGCAACCCACTCCAAGTTATTCTAACTATTTCTCTTAGATGTTTCTCTCTACTCCAGCAAAGTTCAAATTCACTGAATGTCAATTTCGTATCTTCAACACCCTTCCTTTTGTCCCATACAATAACACTCCCTTCTTTTCTATTGGGTATAAACTCTGCAAAGTAATCAAAACCCCATAGAAACAGCTCTTTTGTATCAGGAAACATTTCAAACAGGTGAGTAGGGTCATAGTCCTCATCGTCTCCTATCACTGGAGTATAATGCTTTGCTTTATTCTTCCACTTACCCTTTCCAACTAAATTATCGCTACTAGAGACATCAAGATTCATTCCATAAGGAGGGTCAGTAAACACCATATCTGCTTTCTCTCCATTCATTAGTTTTTCTACATCTTCTATCTTGGTGCTATCTCCACATACTAATCTATGCTCTCCTAGTTGATATACATCTCCTAATACAACAG